TCTTCTAAGTAAATTTAATTTAACTTTATACTTTCCTGATATATATCCATACTTGCTTAATTCAGCAACAGGATCCATATTAATTTCATTAATTAATCCTTCTGTATCTATTCCTTCAGGGGGAAAAGTATATGAATTAAATGAGAAATTAGACTGTAGTATTTGATTATTTAAAGATAATATATGTAATTCAGCATAATCTTCTTCTCTTCCAAATTTTCTTTTTAATTCTCTAGAAGCAACCTGACTAGGTTTAAATTTAAGATCTTCTATTTTTTCAATATTTTCTGCCATTATAAATCATTTAATTGAGAGATAGTATCTAAATCGGGTCCTCGTTGAGGTAATTCTGAGGCTTTATTTAATGTTACTACAAATTTATCTTCTTCTTGACCTGGTTGATATTTTTGTGATAAAACCCCAAATACAGAAGTAGCTAATCTATGAGCTTTTCCTTGATACATAAAAAATTTAGGTAATTCATTTCCATTGATATTTAAGAAAGAACCATTATTAAAAATCGGATGTTCTGCGTCTAAAGCTAATTGTTCATCTGATAATTCTAATACTTCATCTTCAAGGGTTTCTATTCTATCTAATAGTGCTTCTATTTGATCATCTTTGGGGTCATAAAAATCATTTATATAATCTCTACTTTGAATAAATAAAGTTGAATGTGATAATTTTCCTATTTTAGGAATATCATAAAAAAGAGTATTATATTGCTGAAAAAGACTTTTTATCTTAACATCAGAACTTCTATTATCTGTTTGTACTAATTCACTAAAAGATAAATCTAAAACATTACTTACATCAGATCTACTATATAGTTTTTTAGATATTTTTATATTTTCTTTTGCCATTATCTAACTACTTTAAAATGATAGTTATTATCATATACTGTGGTTCCTTCATTATTTATATTTTTAAAAAGAACTCTATAGTATCTTTCAGGTTGTAAACCCTTTATAAATATTTTAAAATACATACCCTCATCATCTGCACTAAGTTTAGTAAAATTATCATCAAAAGGTATAACTTCTTCTTCTGTGTGGGCATCTCTTACACTATAATAAGAGGCTGTTGTAAAATATCCTGGGTTTAAATAATTTGAAGAAGAAGTAAATTGTCTTACTGGGTATTTATCTCTTACATGGATTCTAAAAAATGCTTCATCATTTTGATTATATTTTTCTTGATTTCTATAAAGTGAAACATTTAATTCTCCATTTTGTTTTGCTATTGATTGTGATTCATGAATACTATCATCCCACTTAAAAGCTAATCTAGGTGGGTATATTGTATGAGTATCTGTTGAAAAATATTTCATTTCACCAAAACTACCTGAAGTATCTTGTTCAACAGAATCTGGTTGTTTTATTAAAAAACCATTATTAAATATTCCTGTTGGGTAAGTACTACCTGCAAATAGACTTGCAGAATATTTTTGTACTATTGTAGTTACATTTATATCTGTATCTAGATTGTCTCCTTGTAGAAACTGTTGAGAACCTTGGAATAAACTGCCAGTATACCAAACGCCACCACCCTCGGTGATTCCACTAGCATTTATTGAACCCGTGGTTGCTACTCCAAAACTAGAAGTTGTCCATTGGGTTTTTGTTGTGTCATTATCCCTATAAATCCAACTTGCTCCATTTGAACTTGTAGGTAAATTTGAAAATCTACCTGTTCCTTCATCCCATGATTGGGATAATGCTAGAGCTTCTAAATTTAAAATAGTTGTTAAATTTTTATGTTCTGATGAAAGTAGTTGTAAACATACTTGTGTTATTCCATTATTAAAAATAGAGTATCCTATTTTTTCTGAAATTACTGTTTTAATTTCTTCATTTTTAAATTTAATTAAAACTCTTGAAGGGTAATATCTTTGGTCTGAACTTCCTTTTTCTTTTACAATTTCAAGTATTTCATCTCCCCCCGTATTCATTTGAGTTCTATCTGGGTGACTATATATTGTAGTGTCAAGTTCGGGAAATATAAAATAATATGCCATTTTTAGTTTTTTTAGTAGCTACCTCCTCCACCGGATCCACCTGAACTCGCTGCGCCGCCAGTTGATCCTGCTGAAGTATTGCCTGTTGTTATACCTGATGAGTTGTAACCATAAGTTGTTACTCTACCTTGAATGTCAGAATTTGGGAATTTTAATTCAAATATACTTGGATCTAATGAAGGATAAATTACTCCTCCTTTAGTTGCTTGACCAAAATCATATTTGTATTGAGAATATCCTATATCTGTTCCATTAATATTACTAAAACTTATACTTTCTACAGATTGAACTCCTAAAATACCTCCTATTAAATTATATATTTCTGAGATAATAATAGGTTGATTTACTTGCCATTTATCTATTTCAAAAAAATCTTTTAATTCTGATATACAGTTAAGTATTACTTCTTCATTATTATAACTTTTAAAAGTTACTATTTCAAAATTTACAGTAAGGTTAATAACAAATGCATCTTTAATATTTACAGCATCTGTTAACATTCTATATTGTTCTAGATAAGTAGATAAATTTGTTTTTGTAGCTGTGTTTAATGCTGATAATTTTTTATTTTTATCATATCCTAAGGTGTATAAATTTAAAGCTAAAGGATTAGGAATACGATTTGGTTCATTTGTTAGTGGTGATATTTGGTCATCCTGTGTTATGTAAGCTTTTGCTACTCTACCTAAACGAGCAGGCATAGATAAAGTTCTAATTAAATAGTCTTCTTTTGTAACTGTTCGTTTTTGAGCTGAGAAAGCAGCCATTGCATTCATTCTTATTTCTTCTACTGAATCTCCTGTTCCCCCACCTATTGCTTTTTGAGGATTAGTAACTGCTACTGAACTTTTTATAAAAGATAATAAACCTTGATTTAAATTAGGTTTATTAGTTGTTTTTAAAGTTTCTATTTTAGTTATAGTATTTGAACTAACATTTGATTCTAATCCTCCTCCTATAAGATAAGTAACTGTTATTGTTGTGTTTGAGGGTGCTTGTCCATATGCTTTAGTATATAAAAAATTAGAAGGATCGTATGCTACATCTAATTTACTTCTTCCATCTTTAATTCCTAAACCTATATTATCTGGATTAGGAATAATATCTTCATCTGCTTTATCAGAAATTCCTGATCCAAATTGTAATTCTAATGTATTATCTGTCTTAAAACGAGATACAAATCTTCTTGGTACCTTTTTTAATTTTAAAAGATAGGGAGTTTGTTGATTAAAACCTTTTAATTCAGGATCATTTGCACCTGTATTTTCTATTTCCTCAAAAATAGTATCTTGTGCTAAATAAGGAACTTCTGAGTATTCATTTCCTTCTGTATCTATTACTGATTCTATAGAAATAACATTAGAATCAAATAAAGTTAATGTTTTAAACTGTTCAGCTGCTCCTATACTAAATGTTTGTGTTTTTGTTTTTGCAGAAACTACTAAAGAAGATTTTTTTAATAAATAATATTCTGGGTTATTTGAAGCATCATATTGGTATATACTTAAAGTAGTTGGATCAAATGAAGAAGAAAAACTAAAATTAGTTTGATTTTCTGTATAAAAGTCTATTCCTTCTGTTGACTGAAACATAGAATTTTCATTTATAATTAAAGAATAATCAAAATCAGGTGTATGACTTCCTGATATTACTTTAGAAGGTAATAATTGAAATACATCTATATTAGTAGAAGCTGCTGATGTTACTTTAGGTTTATATCCTAAAGCATAAGCTAAATTATATAAATTTTCTTTTTCTTGAGCTAATAACAAAAATGATTCTTGTAATTGGGTATCTGTGTAAAAAGATAAAACATCTCCCACATATGCCGCCATTTCTAAAAACATCATACCAGGAGATCCTTCACTAAAGTCATTAAATGTATTAGGATAATAAGTTTGGGTAAAATCTATTAGTTGGGATTTAAACGAATTAAAATCCTTATTTAAATATTTAACGTCTTTGTCTTGTGTTTTATTTGATACTTTTGAATAGGATGCCATTATCTTTATGCTTTAAAGTTTAATTGTATAGCATCTACCTCACTTGAAGGATTATATCTATACATTATTTTTATATATAATATATGTTCATCTGGTGAAAATGTTGAAACAGCTGATATTAATGTTATTTCAGGAATATATATCTTTACTTGATTATCTATTCGTGCTTCTATATTATTATTGTCTATATCAGTTTCAAATAATAAGTTTTTTAAACCAACTCCAAAAGCAGGTAAATTTACTCTTTCACCAGGTTCTGTTAATAACACATTTATTAAATTACTTTTTACTTGTTCTTTTTGAGTTAATGTTTGTTTAAAAACCCCATCAGCATTGAAAGGAAATGCTACCCCTATAGCTACATTTTTATTTAAATCTAGCGGATTAATTCTTATGTAATTATCTATAGTAGGCATTTATTATAATCCTTTCTTTTTGTTAATTGCTTTCATCAAACCACTATAATCTTTTGTTAATGCTTCTGCTACACCCTTAGGCATACCTGTTGTATCCATTGGTAAAGGAGCTGAAGTAGAAAATGGTTGTGATAGATTTACGGGTGCTTGAGCTGTTTGTGTATTAGTATTACCTGCTGCTGTTTCATTTAATAAATCATTTAAAGTACCATCAGATACAAAATTCTGTTTTGGGCGTTGTTTTGGGCGTTGTTTTACAGATGGACTACCCATAATTTTTTCTCTTAAAGAGGTTTTTGTTGCTATTGGGACTTTAATTGTTTCTTCAGTGTATTCTGTAATTGTTGGTTTAAATTCATCACGTAAATCTTCTTTTAGTGATTTAATTTCTCTACGTAACGCATAATCGATTTCTTCTCTGACGATTTTACGTATCAGTTTTTCAAAAGTTTGTGCTTTCATTGTTGTTAATTGTGTTTGTTAATAAATATAAGTTTTTTAAACTTTATAGCGTCTATATCCTAACATTTGAAAGTTAGCATTATATATTCTTTCTATGATTTCATCATTACCTTGATTTCGTAAAGAATTAAGTTGACTTTCATAATAATCTGATAAATCATCTGAAAAATCAAAAGGATCTGCTCCATCTAGTATTGTTTGTTGGTTATATCCAATACTACTTAAAAAATCACTAGCTGTCTGGTTACCAGAATTAAATTGCCATGTATCTCCATTAGTAGCTACATAAGGGCTAGAAGGAGAAGGAGGTATTCCTGTTGGAGGGATTGATA